ATAGGCATACAGAATGACCTTGAGCATCATTCTGGGGTGGTAAGGGGCGGGGCCCGCCTCCCTCTTTAAGCTTTTTGAAATTTTAAAAATTCATCTTTTGGTTCGTCCTCTTTAAGAAATCTTCCAAATAAGTGATTTTCATCAGATGAAATAATTTCAATTCCAATTTTCATATCTTTAGAACGATATTCTCCTAATTGTGGAAAGCATTTTCTAAACATGCTTTGAAGCATAGATGGATCATCTATCTTATTTGAAAAAAGAGAATAGTCTGGAATTGTTTTGTAAAAATATACGGTTTTTTTAATTGTTTTTGTTGCCATTTTTTTCACTCCTAGTATTGACATAATATGCCAAAATATATTATAATCATACTGAAAGTGAAACAACCACTCTTTACTTTCATATAAGCACTATCTTGTTCCCATCAAGGTAGTGCTTTTTCTTTTATTTAATATTACTATAAAAACTAATTGCTTTACCTAATATTCTGATTTTTTCAAGTTCTGGACCTTCATAATTCATAACTTTGTAGGTAGGATTTTCAGGACGAAGTTCTATTCTGTTATCGTATTTATATACTTTCTTTAAAGTAGCGTCATTGCCGATAAGAACGGCAGCAATTTCCCCATTTTCAACATCAGGTTGTTCTCTAACAAAAACTATATCACCATCAAATATTCTAGCATTAATCATGCTATCACCTTTACAACGCAAAGCAAATGTGCCTTTAGTATCTGTTGGCATAGGAACATAATCCTCAATATTTTCATCAGCGAGAATTGGTTCACCACAAGCAATAGTACCAACTAGAGGGACTAACTTAGTCTTTGGTAGGGGAATAATATTTTCTGCCTTTGGAGTGGTAGGTTCTTGTGTTTCTCTTTCCATTGGTACATTCTCAAATCCCATTAACCAAGCTTCATTTACATTTAATGCCTTTGCAATTAAGTATGTGCGAGTTTGTTTTGGTTTGAATTTACCAGACATATATTGGCTCATTGCAGATTTAGGAATTTTTGTTTTATTACAAAGTTCACTTTGAGTAATACCCTTTATATCCATAGCTTTTAGTAGTTGTTTGTAAAACTCAGCCATAAATATCACCTCTTTGATTGAATTATATAATATAGTTTAGAAAAAATCAAGAAAATTTTTGAAAAAGTTTAGAAAAATTGAAATTTTATGTTGACAATATAAATTTCTTAGGTTATACTAAGTTTAGAAAAACTAAACAAGAGGTGAGATAAGTTGAGCCTAAAACCTTATTATCCTAATTTAGAAGCAGAATTTTCTAGAAAAGGTATTAAGAAAAAGCAAATTGCCGAACAATTAGGAATTTCAGAACGAGCATTTAGTAGTAAAATGACTGGCAAAAATGATTTTTGGTTATCTGAAGCATTTGCTATTTATTCTTTATTCTCTAATGTTTCGTTTACAGATTTATTTGCTCATAAATAAAAGAGCGAATTTTTTATTATATGAGGGAGGTGAATACAATGCCTAATGAAACTGCATTTAATTATAGTAAATTAAAAGGTAGGATTAAAGAAAAGTGTGGAACTTGTTTTAACTTTGCCAAACAGTTAGGTTGTTCAAACAACACTTTATCTGCGAAAATTAACAATGCTAGTGATTTTTCTCAAACAGAGATTATAAAATCAGTAGATATTTTAGATTTAAAGGTAGAAGATATTTCCACATATTTTTTTACTCCAAAAGTTTAGTTTTTCTAAACTTTTAACCTAACAAAAAACTGAATAGAGTGTGTTTCTATCCAGCTATTGCCCAAATTTGTTTACCCAATATTTCTTGCAGGTTTTCACCACATATCAACACACAATATGTTTCTATCAGAAATGTTATTGCTTTGGCAGTATTGGTTCTGCACTAATAGCCTATATGTCAACAACCTTTTAAGGAACACTTTTTGAGGTGGGCATTTTTACGAGTGCCACTCTAGAGTTTACGTGGTCCACACTTAACGCCTCAACAGTTGTTTCACCCCTAAAACATGGGAACTGGCAAATTCAAAAGTTTGGTCAAAAAGACCAGCTCCTTTCTATGCCAATAGGCTAGTCTAATGATACAAATATTTTTGTATTTTGTCAAATAAATTTGGGATAAAGCAATGTAAATCAACTGTCCCATAATTGGGACTTATGAAAGTAGGTGAAATAAATGGACAAGCACACTATTGATACAGTGATTAATTGCTTAGGCAAACGCATAGTGACAATTATAAGTGCTGATGAATATGCAGAAGATTGTAGTTCTATTGCTAAACTAACAACGGCTCTTGCCGAATTAGTATCAGCAAGAGCCGAGCTAGAGAAAGGTTAGTTAATCATTACCTTCTGATTTAGTAATTTTAAGAAGTCTGTTGTAAATTGCCTCAAAATAATCAGCAACCTGTTCTCCTGTACTACCATCAATACAGTGCTGAGAATTTGACAATTTAGCTTCAACAAGCTCTTTAGCAGATTCAAAAGCTAATTTTTCTGGATGACCCGTAACCATAGTTTTAACCTCCTTTCATTAGATTCTAGTGAAATTATATCATATAGTGTGGAAGTTACAAGGATTATGGTAAAAATGATATTTTATCAGAAAGTAGGTGAGAATTTGGAACTAGTCGGGATAATATTACTTGTATTAGTTATTGTACTGATTGCAAGTTTTATAACTGCAAAAATAATAGCCGTCCATTTCTTTAAGATAATAGACGACTTTTTGACAAGTTATGAAAATAATATTATGGATTTGATTCGTTGGGCAAAGGAGAAAGACAAACATCAATAAAGGATTCTCCTAGTGGAGTGATTTGTGCATATCCTTTATTGAATGCTAACTTATTATTTTCTCCTTTGCAGTGATTAATTTTATCAAATTCTTCTTTTAAGCATTTGTAATATTGTGTTTCAAAAAATGGTTTATAGTAATCATCATTTGATAAATGCCCACTATATATAGTTTCTATTAAACCTAATCTACTAAGAGATGATATTGAAACATTTTGTAAATCTATATCATCACAGTTTGGATTACTAATAAATAGGTATGAAGTAATCAATTTACTGCGATTTTTATCATCAACAATTTTTAATTGTAGAATAGGATATTGAATTTTAGTTTGAAAAAGTTTGAGATTTTGAGCATCTAATGGTGACATTTGTTTGATAATTTCTGCAAATGAAGGATGAACTTTAGTGGCCATACGATTATCCATTGAATTCACAATTAATTTTTCAAACATGTTTCTGATTTCTCTTTCATCAAGGTAATACTTTGAAGTATCAAGTGCCGGCAAGATAATAGATTCTTTAGGTTCTATTTGATTTTCTTCAGGAATATTATCAACACTATCGGCTAGGGTCTTTTTAAATTCTTCAAGATTCTTTTTACGGATAAGCCTACTTTTTTCAGCTTTTTCATGAAGACCACCAAAACATAAATCGCATAGGTCTCCTAAAGCAGTACCAAAAGACTTGCAAGGTGGATTAGTAAGATTTTTAGCTTGTTCAGTATTAAGAATATTAGAAACAGGGTCAATATTAGGAATATCATTTTTTGACATAATATCTTCCTTCCTTTTAAACATTTCTCTTACATTTTATAACTTTTTGATGAAAATTACAAGAATTTTGAAAAGTTTTATTGAAAATGTGAAAAAATTAAAAGAATAGGACAATCAAGGCACAACATAACTTTTAGTGAGGTGATGAAATGGCAAAAGAGTTATCTTATAGGGTATGGGTTAATGATGGTGGTAAGCAGGTGTTGTGGGCAGAAAAGGACCACAACGGCAATAAGACCAATCATCTGACCAAAGAACAAGAACAACGCTATATTAATGGCATATGTTCAAGAATAAGTCAGGGTATGACTGACTATGTGAATAACCATCCTGATTCAGCACTACTGAATTAGGCAAAAGAAAGGAAGTGTAAAAGATGGGAAGTATAGCATTTGCTATTATCGTACTAGCTTTGGTGGTACTGATTATTGCCGTTATAGGTTGCCTTAATAAAGCACATACAGACAACATCAAGTGGTTACAGAATAGCTGGAACGAAGTGATGAATGAGCAAAGGCATTTGCTAGAAATGATTAGGGAAAACCAAAATCAGATAGCAAGACTTTTAAGAAAGTTGGAGAGTGAAGATGAAGAAGAGTATTAAAGCAGTAGGACTGGCAGTAACAATAGTGGTTACAATCATTGTTTCCTTAGCACTACATATCAATCTACTGTCAAAGTATGGTGGTTTCTTACTTCTTCCGTTTCTCTACTTTGGTATGGTCTATGTTTTGCCTCGCATTTTGTCTTATATTATGAACGATTTCAGAGTTGCATACAGTAGGGAAAACCTCTGTATAACTAAGGATGATTTCCAAACAAGGTGTTTTGAAGAGGCACTAGGAACAAAACCGGAAGAAGTTGAACACATTGTTGAGGGTGAAGAAGTATGAAAGTTATACAAGATGTTACAGACAGATTTGGCAGATACCCTATTATTTTCAAGGGCAAAAATGTCAAATTAGAGGATATTCACGATTGGCTTTTCTCACATTATCAAGGTTATAAATTTGCAATAGTTATTGACGAAACTGTTGATGAGTTTGAAGAACAGTTTACTAAGTCGGTGTATGTTTATTTTCTTGATGAGATTACATCTGAGTTAGAAGCCTATTGTAAATAAGAAAGGCAAGAAGTATGAACACAAAGTACATTTTTCCACTATTGTTGATTATCTTAGACGTAGGTGCTGCAATAGTCTATGGCATTAACAAAGATTTCAAAATGGCAACATATTGGATTGCTGCTGCAGTTCTTAATATATGTGTGACATTTTAATTAGGGGGTGAAAGAAAATGTTTTATAAGAACGAGGACAGAAAGTGTGAATGTTTTAAATGCGAACTTAACACAAACTGCCCTTATGTTGACAAGTACCAAAGGCTTGGCAGAGAGCATAAAGGTGCATTAGGACTCTGCAAAAAGTTACCGGAAAACCAAAACAAAAGAAAAAGTCACTAAGAAATTGCAGTTTCTTAGTGACTAGAAAGGTGTTCCTATTACGGAACATATTAGAATAATCTTATTTCATTTTAGAGAAAAATTTCTAAAATGTCAAGTGTATAAGTGAAAGGAATAGTAAAAATGAAAACTTCCAAGATTACAATAAAATCTCTGTTTGGTATCTCAGAACAACAGATTAATGGCAATAGCATTGAAATTACAGGACAAAAGGGTGCAGGTAAGACATCTGTTTTGGATGCCATTAGGTATTGTCTTACCAACCGTTCCAATCGTGATTGGATTATCAAAGAAGGTGAGAATGAAGGTGAAATCATTGTTGAAACAGACAGTGGTTTAACTATTGACAGAAAGGCTAGAACCAACAAGGCTGATTCCATTAACATTAACGAAAATGGTAACAGAATAACAAAGCCCGAAACTTTCCTAAAGTCCATTATCACACCTCTACAACTTAATCCTGTAGAGTTTACTCAGATGACAAAGCAAGAACAGAACAGAGCCATCCTTGATTTAATTGACTTTAAATGGGATATGAATTGGATTAAGGAACAGTTTGGAGAAATTCCACAAGGTGTTGACTATGAACAGAATATTCTCCAAATTCTTAATGATATTCAATCAGAGAATGGTGTGTACTTTCAGAGTAGGCAAGATATTAACCGAGAAATTCGCAATAAGAAAGCCTTTGTTGAGGATATTGCTAAGGACATTCCATCTGATTACCAAGCTGAAAAATGGAAGAATTATGACCTGTCATCAAAGTATGAAGAACTAATGAAAATTAGGGATAGAAACAACAAGATTGAAAGAGCAAGAGCCTTTAAGGATAGTTATGATAACAAGTTGCGTGGTATTGAGGCTACAAGAGAAATGGAAATTTCAGGAGCAGAAAAGGTCATTGCAAATGAGAAGGACAACCTTAATTCCACAATAGCAAGACTAAAAGCAGAGATTAAGGCTTGTGAAGATAAGCTATTAACCATTGACGATAAGCTACAAGATAAGGTTAAAATTGCTAATTCTAACTATGATGTTGCAAAGGCAAAACTTGACTCAGATATCGGTGTTGCAGAACAGTTTATTTCGTTACCTATTACACCTGTTGATGATTTACAAAATGAAATCAATGAGGCTGAAAAGATGATGAAACACCTTAATGAGTATTTCCGTATGACTTCCATGCAGTCTGAAATTGCTGAATTAAAAGAGGTTTCAGAGGCTTATACTGAGAAAATTGAGTTAGCTAGGGAACTTCCCGGAGAAATTCTTGAAACTGCAACACTTCCGGTTGAGGGACTTACAGTTAAGGACGGTATTCCACTTATTAATGGATTGCCAATCTCTAACCGTTCTGACGGTGAGTTACTTGAATTATGTGTTGACATTGCAATACATAACCCTAGTGGTCTTCAAATCATTCTTATTGACGGTGCAGAGAAACTGGATGATATTAGCCGTAAAAAGCTATATGAAAAGTGTAAGGATAAGGGATTGCAGTTTATTGCTACAAGGACAACTAATGACAGTGAGTTATTAGTAACTGAACTATAAGGAGTGATAGAAGTGAGTAAAACACATTGGAAAGCATTAACTAACCCTAACTATTTGGGTGTTTATTCCTTTAGTGATAATAAGGATATTGTAGGTACAATCAAGACTGTTAGTAATGAAGTTGTAACAGGTCCGGGTGGAAGAAAAGAAGAGTGTACTATTTGTCATTTTGTAGAGAATATTAAACCAATGATTCTCAACAAAACTAATATGAAAGCTATTCAGAAGATTGCCAGTAGTCCTTATGTAGAAGATTGGCAAGGTACAAGAATAGCCGTTTATCCTGACCCATCTATTATGTTTGGTAGAGAAAGAGTGGGTGGAATACGCATAAGAGATAAATCTCCACAGATTAATGAACAACTACCTAAATGTGAAATCTGTGGAAAGGAAATTCATCCGGCAGGTAGTATGACTGCACAACAAACTGCAATTTATACTAAGAAAAAGTACGGACAAGCACTATGTGCCGATTGTGCTACAAATAAAGCAAAGGAGATTAAGGAAAATGCTTAATAATGAAAACTATTTCAGTATTGAAAATCAAATGAAGTATATGGGTGTATCACAGTTTAAATCTTTTGAAGAATGCCAAGCCTCTGCTCTTGCAGAGGTTACAGGCAATTATCAGAGAGAACAGACAGCTTCTCTTCTTGTAGGTTCTTATGTTGATGCACATTTTGAAGGTACACTTGATATTTTTAAGGCAAAGAACCCAGAGATATTCACTAAAAAGGGTGACCTTAAGGCTGATTATCGTAAGGCTAATGAAATTATAAACAGAGTAGAACAAGATGAATTGTTTATGAAGTTTATGAGTGGTGACAAACAGATTATTATGACCGGTGAAATTGAGGGTGTACCGGTTAAAATCAAGATTGACAGTTACCATCCTGACAGTATGATTGTTGATTTAAAGTGTATGAAAGACTTTAAACCGATCTATGTAGAGGAGAGAGGCAGACTTAATTGGATTGAGGCATGGAGATATGACTTGCAAGGTGCAGTATATCAAGAGATTGTAAGGCAGAATACAGGCAAACAGTTACCATTCTTTATTGCAGCAGTAACCAAAGAAACAGTACCTGACCTTGCAGTAATTGAAGTGCCACAAAGCTACCTTGATATTGAATTGAAGAATTTTAAGGATAAAGTGCAATTTTATGACGGTATCAAGAAAGGTGTTTTTGAACCTGAAAGATGTGAGCATTGTGATTATTGCAAGGAAACCAAGGTACTTAAAAATCCAATAAGTTTGGAGGAACTGGAATTTGAATAATATAGTTTTAGCAGGTAGATTGACTAAAGCCCCGGAATTAAAAGCAACTAATTCCGGGGTTGATGTGCTACCTTTTACAATAGCAGTAAACAGAGCATATGCAAAGAGTAATGATGAAGTAACTGCTGATTTTATTCCTTGTATTGCGTGGAGAAAAACAGCAACCTTTATTAGTAAGTATTTTAATAAAGGTGATGGTATTGTTATAAAAGTTGATTCTATTGAGATTCAACAAAAACTAGGTTATACTGCTAAGACACCTCGTTGGGCTATTGCATACAAATTTCCTGCCACCGAGGTATTAACTAAATTAGAAGATATTATCTTTACAGTAGGAAGAACTGGTCAAATAACTCCTAATGCTATTTTGGAACCAGTTATTGTAATGGGTAGTACTATTAGAAGAGCTACTCTTCATAATGATATGTATGTTAAAGAAAAAGGCTGTTCAATGCAGGGAA